AATGCCAGAGTTGGCGACGATTGCATTCCACGCTGCCAGCTTCTTCTTGATTGGTACGACTTGGTTGAGCGATTGGCTAGAGTCCAATGTCTGAATCAGGGTTTTCAGCGCATCAAGCTGTGCCGCTTCGCTGTTGACCTTGGTGGTTGAAGCGTCAATCTTAAACTTCAACACGCCTTGTGCTTTAGAGAAATCAATAGTTGCTACGTTATTTTCATCTAGCTCAACGCCGTCCAGACTATGGCCATCGCGCTCCAATGTTCGCAACTTCTCGGCCGTTTCATCATCAAGCTGCATTTCCTCGATGCCATTACGTTCAGCAAAATACAGATTGATAGCCGTCTCGCTCCATTCCTCGAAGAATGCTTCAAAGCCCTTGCGTAGGGCGTTATCGTCAATCGATAGCTGCGCCTGCTGGGTCTTCAGGGCTTGCGGCGTCTTACCAAATCCAGGATTGCCAACTTCCGCGCTGATTGAGGTATCTGGGCTATTGACCAGGTTGAGCATCTGCGACTTTTGCAACCCGTACAGGTTCGGATATTCGCGTAGGGCGGTCGTGTCGACATTCATCACCTCGATGCGCGCGTTCTGATCTTGAATCTTATTGACAGCATTAGCGCCAAAGTTGAGCCGCCGTTCATTGACGTTGCCAAACACATTAACGGTTGGCTGCAATGCTGCGGCGCGGTTGTACTGATATGCCTGCATATCACCGTCAATCAGGTTCTGCAGAGGACCAATAAGCTCCAATACGCTACGGCCAAGAGGATTTGCACCATCGGCGTCATAGAAATACCAAGAGATAGGTATCTTACCGCGCGGGTCTTTATTTTGCTTGCGCCGCACAATCTTTTCAGTAGCAGGATTGAAGGTGTAGAACGTTGCGCCCGCGCCAACCTGAAAACCAGTGACGATTTCAATACCTGATGGGTCAAGCGACCGCTCCCGTTCGGCTTCATTCTGTGCTTTGTCGTCCTTGCTGATGATGGCATTCTTGATTTCCTCTAAAGCCTCCAAGTCCCACGACGGCTCATACTCTGCGTCCTCTTCCTTGGCTTTACGACGGCGTTCTTTCTCGGCATCAATGAGCTGATCAACGTCAGCCTCTTGCCACCATGAACGCATGAATACATAGCTGCAATCACTAGCAGATTTCTTGCCTGGCTGGAGGAAAATGTCACGCCACGATACAATTAGGTAATCTGGCAGTAGCTCGGCGTCGTTATATAGCATTGGCGTATACACACCCTGCGCACCAAACGTCTCGCCGCCCTCTACTGTCATCCAGCTTTTGTGAATCAAGTCATATTCAGTATTGGCGTTAGGCAGAATTTTCTCTAGGTAGACAAACTCGGCGATAATCGGCCATGGACTGCTCTCATAAACAGTACTGACGACGCCAGTTGGCAGTTGCTGAATCGTGCGTCGCGGCGATTTAATGATGATTGAGGATGCTGTGCCGTCAGTGGTCTTTGGAAACGCCTTTGGAATTTTCGGGTGCGGCTTATTTCGGGCTATGCGAGAAAATTCCGAAAACGGCTCGGTCAGCAATTCGGTCTGTTCTTTAGCAGTACCGTATAGGTCAAAGATGTTTTTCTCTGTTAGAAAAGAAAAAGCCACTGATTACTCCAAAGATTACTGTTATTTGCAGTAAACTCTGGTTGTTTTCAGTGGTTTACGCTCGTATTATATCACAATTATGTTTATTGGAGAAATGTCCCTTGCTATGCTCTGATTCTCGTATATTCAAAGACAACATCGAATGAGCCTTTGTATAACATTTTTGCTCGGCCGTCATAGCGAATTGATGGATTGACTAGTCCCTCGTCTTTCTCAATCCGCATCGCTAATTCATCAACCTTATCCCGCGCTTCCGCCATAGACCCAACACGAAAACGTTCTTCGTAATGCAATTTTGTGCCGATGACACTACTGTTCTGATAGTTTTTCTCAATTTCAACCGTCGTGTTCTCGTTAAGCTGCTTTTTCTCTTTGACTTTGCCAAACTCTGGTACAAATTTTTTCATAATTCCCTCCTTAATTCCATGTTGCCGTTACGTCTCTATCCGCAAGCGATTGATTATACGCTTCACCGCTGCCGACGTCGTCCTCTGGGCGCTGCGCCAGCTGTACTTGATATGCTAATGAATCGCTTGCGTCATCGTTGGTGGCTTTCGGGAACATGCTGAGTTCACTTTCTAAATCTTTACAGAAATTCGTGTCACCGTGCTTGATGTGATAGATGCCGCCACGTTCGTATCGTGGAACTAGAGCTTCGATTCGTAATGCCTTGCTGTGTCCGCCGTGTTTTAATAGCTCAACATCCATATAAACACCTCTACGTAACATCTCCTCCTCCCAGACAGACTTCAGGGCTTGTGTAAACTGGTTGTCCTCGATCCCGATTTTATGTAGGTTGTAGCGCTTCCAGTTCGTGAACATAAGGTCGACTAGGTTAGTGGCAGATAGCTTCGTGCGGTAACATATCACGTTCCATTTTCCTTCGCGGTCGATAAAGTTGAGGGTGATGCCAATATAGTCGGTACCCTGTTTCACGTCATCTTTACCTCGCGGGTCGATGGTCATGACATTGTAGGTATCAAGTTGCAACACCTTGCTGAATTCGCGGTATTTGTACCATGCCTGCTTGAACTTGCGGTTCTCTTCGTCAATTGGGTTTTGCTGATAAAGTGCCGAGAACTCGTAACCACCCATCTCAGCGCGCTTTTTTAACAGTTTTTCAAGTGAAAACTTCGCTGGCCATAGAGCTTCGCCTGACTTACGATGTTCGTCGTCTTCAGTGGCGATAGCCTTGTATTCAATGATTTTCCAGTCGTCATATGCTTCACCACGAGCTTTTGCCTCTTGTGATGACTTAAGTACTCGGCCAGCCAGGTCATCATCGTGCCAACGCGTCAGAATAAACACAATCATTGAGTTACCCTCCTCACGCGTCGAGAATGTCGACTTATACCAGCCATCGCGTGCTTCACGAATTACTGGACTGTCTGCTTCCTCACGATTTTTGAATGGATCGTCGATGATACCAATCTTAAAACCTCGTCCGGTCAATGCGCCGCCAACACCAACTGCGGTGTATCCGCCACCTTCCTTGGTGATCCAACGGCCTTTAGCGCGGGCGTCCGCACGTAGTCGTGTTGAGAACATTGCGCTGTATGTATCAGACTGCATGATATCTCTGGTTTTTTGACCAAAGTCGGTAGCTAGCTCAGCAGAATATGACGATACAACGATTGGTATGCTTGGGCTTTTGCCTAATACCCATGACGGGAACTTCTGGGTGGCGGTGTCGCTCTTGCCGTGCCGTGGAGGCATGAATATCATCAGACGGACGTCTTCACCCGCCATAAGGCGTCGGTAGCCATGCTCCAGCTCTTTAGCAATCTCAGCATGAAACCATTCCAGCTGATATTTCGGATCAATAGCAATACAGTACTCAGCAAACGAACCGTTCTCGGCAATTTCTCTAAGAATCCCGACTGTTTGCTCTGGCGTTAAGCAGCTGCTCGGCTTGGCTTGCACTCAGCGTCACTCCTATGTCGTTACCGTTTGTTGTCATATCCAGTTTGTCACCGTAAACTTTCGGATTTAGCTTAGCCATCAGCCACTTGCGCGTATCAATCCTCAAACGCGATCGCTGTATATTTTCACCGTTCAGTTTATAGCCTGTCAGCTCGTCAGATTCATCATGCTGCTCCATGTAATCATTGGTAGCGTCATCAGCAATCTCTATAATCTCTTCAGCATGCATATACGACCGCTCCTCACACGCGTGCGCGTATTGCTCACGAAACTTATCATTTTCTCGCAGCCAGCGAAAAAACGTCTGCATTGAGATCATATCTTTTTTTGAACAAATAGAACGGACCGACTGGCCCTCGGCAATCATTTTACAAATCTTATCAGCTAGTTTATCGGTATACTTTGAAGGGCGTCCATTTTTCTTTGGCGCTTTCTTCGGTGGTACTTTAGAAGATTCAGGTTTAGCCTTAGAGACTTTTTTTGCCATTTACATCCTCGCTCTGCAGAATGTAATAGCTAAAAACCCACTTTATACACACATTATACTAGAAAACATAAACATTG